AAGTGTGTGCACAGTGATAAGACAAGATACGGACAAGGAATTTTTCCTTGGGAATTACGTGCCCAAGGTGTAAATGATCTAGCTAACTTTACTCCTGAACTTGATTGGGAACCTCTACGTGCTGAGATGAAACAGCACGGTGTTCGCAATGCTACACTAATGGCTATTGCTCCAGTCGAAAGTAGCAGTGTTGTTATAAACAGCACAAACGGTATTGAGATGCCCATGAGCTTAATCAGTGTTAAGGAAAGTAAAGCAGGGTCGTTTACACAAGTGGTTCCTGAATATCACAGACTAAAAAACAAATATCAGCTGATGTGGGATCAGAGAGACTGTGCCGGTTATATCAAAACAGCAGCAGTGTTAGCAGCTTATGTAGATCAAAGTATTAGTACTAATACTTTCTATAATCCTGCTCATTATGCAGATCGTAAAGTTCCTACTACATTGATTGCTAAAAATCTAATGCAGGCACACTACTGGGGAATTAAGACTTTTTATTATAGTTTAATTAATAAGACAGGTGTTAAACTACAAGAAGATCTCGGCGAGCCAAAGATGAATGGCTATCACGAAATTAATATGGATCTACTAGATGATGCCGACTGCGAGGCCTGTAAGTTATGACATATAGTTTTATTAGAAATGTATTATTAGAAGGTAGACCTGATAAATTAGAAATTAAAAAACTGCCTTACGATTATGACGAACTTGATCCAGCTATTTCTGAAGAGACAATAAGATATCATTACGGAAAATTGTCTAAGACATATGCTGAACGCTACAACAATAACGAAGGCGATCCAGTGTTCAACGAAGCAGGAGTTTTTCTACACAATATTTTGTTTCAACAATATCAAGGACCAAGTGGGTCAAACAAACCTACAGGAAATATTTTAACTTTTATTGAAAAACATTTTAAAAGTTTTGATAATTTCAAAAAAGAATTTGAAAAAGAAGCAATGAGTATACAAGGCAGTGGTTGGGTATATCTTAGCAAGAGCGGTAAGATTAAAAAAATTGTAAATCACGAAATTAAAAAAGATATAGTATTGTTAATCGATTGGTGGGAACATTCTTGGGCATTAGACTATCAATCAGATAAAAAGAAATATTTAGAAAATCAATGGAAAATAATAAATTGGGATCACATCAATGAGCAAACAGCAATATAATTTAAACACTAAGACAGACTATCTATCACGTAAGATGTTTTTAGATCCAGAAGGACCGGTTACTATTCAACGATTTGAAGAAGTAAAATATCCTAAGATTCAAAAGATTGAACAGACAGCTAGAGGATTCTTTTGGGTACCAGAAGAAATTAGTCTAACTAAAGATGCCGGAGATTTTAAAGAAGCCAGCGATGCAGTTAAACATATCTTTACCAGTAACTTGTTAAGACAGACAGCCTTAGACAGTTTGCAAGGGCGTGGACCCGCACAAGTTTTTACTCCTTGTGTTAGTTTGCCTGAATTAGAAGCACTAATGTACAACTGGAGTTTCTTTGAAACTAATATTCATAGCCGTAGTTACAGCCACATTATTCGTAACATCTACAACGTGCCTAAGGAAGTGTTTAATACTATTCACGATACACAAGAAATAGTTGATATGGCCAGTAGTGTAGGCAAGTACTATGATTTATTACACAGACTAAATTGCCGTAAAGAACTGACAGAGAATGTAACAGAAATTGAACATGTCAAAGCAATTTGGTTAGCATTGAACGCCAGCTATGCTTTAGAAGCTTTTAGATTTATGGTTAGCTTTGCTACAAGCTTGGCCATGGTAGAGAACAAGATCTTTATTGGCAATGGTAATATTATTAGTTTAATTTTACAAGACGAACTATTACATAAAGAATGGACTGCTATGCTTATCAATGCAGTGGTTAAAGAAGATGAAAGATTCGTTCGTGCCAAAATAGAATGTGAAGCAGAAGTATATGCTATGTATGAAGATGTAATCAGAGAAGAAAAAGCGTGGGCAGATTATTTGTTCAAAAAGGGTCCTGTAATTGGACTTAATGCAAATATCTTAAAAGATTTTGTAGATTACACAGCAGCCGCGGCTCTAAAAGAAATTGGCATTAAGTATCAAAGTCCTGCACCGAAAACTACACCAATACCTTGGTTCAACAAGCACAGCGACACTAGTAAGAAACAAACTGCCTTACAAGAGAACGAGTCGACTAACTATGTTATAGGTGTTATGTCAGATGCTATAGATTATGAAGAGTTGCCAGTATTATAATGAAAAAATTAGCCATAGTTGGTGCTGGAACAGCCGGAATACAAGCATTGTGTCATTTTTTATCATACTTAGATGAAACATGGCAAGTAGTGTGTATTCATGACCCTTCTACGAAAATTTTTGGTATAGGAGAAAGTTCTAATCCTTCTTTCATCGCAGCTCTTCAAACTGGTGCAGATTTTGATCTAGTCTTTGATTTAGATAAATTAGACGGAACATTAAAGTTAGGAAGTCTATACAAAGATTGGAGAGAAGCTGATTTTCTTAATCCGTTTTTAGCAGGATCTTTGGCGATTCACTTTGATTCGGAAAAATTGAAATCATTCATACTGCCTAGATTAGTAAAAAAATGGAAGGAAAAGTTATCTGTCATAGAAGGCAAGGTAACATCGGTAAATCAAACTAACGAATCTGTGTTTCTATCTATCAATAACATCGACTATTCTTTTGATTATGTAATGGATTGCACAGGATTTCCTTCTAATTTCGAAAACTGCGTAGTCTTAGAAGATTTCACGGTAAATCATGCATTGATACATAATGTTAGACAACCCGGCGACTGGCACTATACCGGACATACTGCTACTCCAGATGGGTGGATGTTTGAAATACCCTTAACTTTCAGAAGAAGTTATGGTTATATGTTTAATGACAAAATTACATCTATAAATGATGCCCGAGCAAATTTTTCTCAACTCATTAATATACCTTTGGAACAATTAGATAACATCGAATACACTTTTAAGTCTTTTTATAGTAAAAATATTTTAGATAACCGAATTATAAAGAATGGCAATGCTGCAATATTCTTCGAACCATTATTTGCTAATTCTATTTTTAACTATGATAGAATTAATAGAATTTTCTTTGATTATATAACCCAGAAAATGTCTGCAGATAAAGTTGAATCTGATTTTCGATCTCTTGCAGAACAAGTTAGAGATATGATAGCTTACCATTATATTGGAGGTTCTACATATGATACAGACTTTTGGAAAATTACTTCTGAAAAAACAAAACCAATAGTTTTCAACTCTGTTTCATTTAATTTTTTTAAAGATTCATTAAAAAATATAACTAAAAATAAAAGTTATAGTTATGGAACTGGTAATAGTTGGTGTTTTAATGAACCTGCACTACTATTATTAGATAAAAATTTTCAATACAATTTTTATGTAGATGGAACAGAACATTTTATAGTATGAAAACACTAAGAGAATATATTAATTTGGTCACAGAAGAAGCCATAGAAGATAATTGGTTTAAAAGTGGAGGATTTAAAACTTATAAAAAACCAAATCCTGTCCATTATGAAACAGCTACAGATTCAGGAACAATCGATACATTAGAAGGTCCTGTTAGATATGAAGCTGGTCATAAAATTATTACTGGCCCTAAAGGAGAAAAATATCCTGTAAGTCCAGAATCGTTTTATGACAAATATGATGTAGATGATGAAAATACAGCAACACCTAAAAAAATAATTAAGTATGCTAAATTAGCAGACCATGATGGAGTATTACATACATCTTGGGGAGATCTAGAATACACAAAAGGAAATGATTATATAGTAAGACATGGCGAAGGAGATTATGGTGCAGTTAAAAAAGACATCTTTCATCAAACTTACGATACATCAAATATAAAGGATAAAGAATGAAAGCAGTAGTATGGAGTAAGTACCATTGTCCGTTTTGTGATCAGGCCAAGGCTTTGCTCACAATGAAAGGCATTGAATTTGAAGAAAAGAAAATTGGAGATGGATTTTCCAAAGAAGATTTATTAGAAGCAGTTCCAACAGCACGTACAGTTCCGCAGATTTTTTTAGATGGAAAATTAGTCGGTGGATTTACAGAACTTAAACAATATTTGAAAGGCTAATATGTTATTAGAAAAAACAAGATTTGATGAAAACGATGTAGTTACAATTAAGTTAATGTCAGGCGAAGAAGTTATAGGTAAATTTGTCAGTGATGATGAAAAACATTTTATATTGGATAGGCCTTTAATGCTGGCCATGAGTCAAAAAGGAATAGGAATGGCTCCTATACTAGTTACAGTGAATCCAGAAACAAAATTAAGATTCAATAAAAATGCAGTTATGGTTTCTGCACATTCTGATGACGAAATTGCTAAACAATACATATATCAAACTACGGGTATTCAGCCTATCAGTGCCGGAAGTATTATAACATAATGCATAAATTTGTTATTTTGATTAATGGTGAGTTGATTACCTACTCAAATTATGACGATATACCGCAAGAGTTTGATAATATTATTGAATTTATTCCAGAAATACCTGACGGTCCACATACAGATGAACAACACAAAGAAATAGAACAATGGAATAATAAATTACATGAATTGCTAAAAAGAGAAAAGCAATGACACAACCGTATG